CTTCTTGTATCTGCCCATTGGCAACCACAACAACACCATTGATGACAAGGCTCGTGCAGTTAGGCTCTATCGCCTTTGCTACTTCGAACCCATTATTATTAAACATACTTATTTTTAATTTCATTGTTTTCTCCTAAAGTTATTAATGAATAAGTATCTTTATACTATATGATATATCCCATATAGTCAACCCTTTGCGCGTGTGTGTCCGCCGTGGCTCGCTCCGCTCGCCTTCGCTCGTTGGGGGGGATAGGGTATAGAATGAATCTAATAGAATATTAACTGAAAACAAGCGAAGCTCATTAATATCTATTAGAATGAATCTATACCCTATCCCCCCCAACGAGCGAAGCGAGTGGGTTGTATATAGAAGAAAAAAATAGACATGGAGAGAATATCCAGAAACTTTGACAAATGAGGCGACCCCCTTCATCATAGGAATCATTGAAAACGATTTGGCCACAAAAAATTTTAAAATTTCAAAATATTTGGCATGGAAAGTCCTGATATAAATTTAGAAAAACTAGCCGAGCAGTACCCAGAAGCTACCAGAGAACTACTGGAACTGACCGAAGCACTAAATTCCAAACAACTACAGCGTGAAGGACAAGAAAGTTTTTTGACCTACATCAATCACATGTGGCCAGACTTCGTAGAGGGCAGGCATCACCAGATATTTGCAGAAAAACTAGAGCAAGTAGCCCAAGGCAAGATAAAACGTCTGATAGTAAACATGCCACCAAGGCATACAAAGTCTGAATTTGCCTCTACATTCTTTCCATCATGGATCTTGGGCCGTAATCCTAAGTTAAAGATCATGCAGATTACGCACACTGCAGAACTTGCCTTCCGTTTTGGTAGAAAAGTTAGGGATATTATCGACTCAGACCTGTATCAAGACGTTTTTCCTGGCGTAAGTCTAAAAGCAGACAGCAAATCAGCAGGAAGATGGGAGACGAATAGCGGAGGCGAAGCTTTCTACTCTGGTATTGGCGGTGCGGTAACGGGTCGTGGTGCAGATTTGCTAGTTTTAGACGATATCCACTCGGAACAAGACGCACTTTCTCCCACAGCTTTGGACAATGCTTGGGAATATTACAGTTCTGGACCCCGACAAAGGCTACAGCCAGGCGGAGCTATCGTTATTGTGATGACAAGATGGAGTATCAAGGACTTAACAGGTAGATTATTGAACAAACAAAGCGAAGAACACGCCGATCAGTGGGAAGTTGTAGAGTTTCCTGCAATATTTCCCGATAGTCAAAAACCTTTATGGCCCGAATATTGGAAAATGGAAGAATTAGAGGGGGTAAAAGCCTCTTTGCCTGTAAGTAAGTGGGAAGCTCAGTGGATGCAGAACCCCACGTCCGAAGAAGGGGCGATTTTGAAGCGAGAATGGTGGCAAAAGTGGGAAGAAGACGAAGTTCCAGAAATGCAGTACGTAATACAGTCGTACGACACGGCATACACCAAGAAAGAAACGTCTGACTTCTCTGCTATTACGACATGGTGCGTTTTCTACCCTGATCCTCACTCTATGCGGCCAGCTTTGCTATTGCTTGATGTCAAAAAAGGTAGGTGGGACTTTCCTACACTCAAGAGAGAAGCATATAAGCAGTTTGAATACTGGGATCCAGATACAGTTATTGTAGAAGCCAAGGCCAGTGGTCTACCGCTCACGGACGAACTACGTCATGCGGGTATTCCTGTGGTCAACTACTCACCTGGCAAAGGACAAGACAAGATTGCAAGAGTAAATGCGGTTGCACCCATGTTGGAATCAGGCATGGTGTACGTACCCGACACGCGTTGGGCGGAAGAATTAGTAGAAGAATGTGCAGCGTTTCCATTTGGAGATCATGACGACTTAGTGGACTCGACAACGCAAGCGTTAATGCGTTATCGACAGGGCGGATTTATTGGTTTAGAATCGGACGATGATCTGCAGGAAAATGAACCCAGACGGATCAGAGAATATTATTAGGAGAGAGCAATGGCTGATAAAGGCGAAAAGATCAAGGACCAAGGATTTGTTCCTTATGCAAAACAAACTGATATGAAAGCACCCATGACCAAACCTGGAGACGGGAAAGGCAAAAGCCGTGGTGGTGGAGACGCAATGAGAGGCACAAAGTTCACAGGCGTTTACTAGGAGAACAACATGGCATTAGGACCATTAGTACAAGGCCTCATGAGAGGCATTGGTAGTTTAGGCGGCAGAAGTCCCTCATCAAGAATGGACAACGTTCTTAAAAGTATGAGAACGGGTCAACAAGCAGGAGACAAGTTTAATAAACTAACGCAGAACCAGTTAGACGATATGGTTGCGAGGTACGGTCGAGAAACTCAAGCTCTTACAGACAGTGTAACCAAGGGATCTACTTCCATAACTTCTCAAGCAGGCTACGCTAGAAAAGCGCAAGAGCTGATAGAAAAAGGTGCTGAGGTTGAAAAACTTGTAAAAGTTCTTGAAGGACAAATGAAGCTGACAAAAACCATGGGTGAAGCTAGACAACTTATGGAAGCTTTAAACAGAATGCGAAAAGTAGACAGCCTAATAAAAGGAACTATAGCAAGTCTAGGAGCGGGTGGAGCAGGAATGTATTTTGGTGCATCGCAACAACGTAAGAATCCTGACTTCTACAATCCAGAAGATAATCCATTTAGAGGACTATTTGGCGGAACACCAAGAATGTCTGGGGACGTACAAGGAGCCCTTGAAGACATGGAAAAGAAAGTAAATGGCAGAGAACAGTAAACCGACCAACATAGAAAGGTTGTCAGATCTTATTGATCTGGAAGTACAAGACGGAGAGGAAGTTCAGATTGAAGAGCCCATGCAAATGGGTGAAGGCGATATTGCCGTTGAACTATCCGAAGAAGGCGCACAGATAGATTTTTTTCCTGATGAAGAAGTTATCGATACCACGCCCTTCGACGCAAACTTAGCGGAGTACGTTGACGAAGGCGAGCTAGGACGAATTGCTTTTGAATTAATTACCGACTACGAAGAAGACAAGGCAAGTCGTCATGACTGGGAAGACACATACGTAAGAGGCCTAGATTTACTTGGCTTTAAGTATGAAGATAGAGACAGACCTTTTCCAGGAGCATCAGGCGTAACACATCCTATGCTCGCCGAATCCGTAACGCAGTTCCAAGCGCAGGCATTTAAGGAACTATTACCAAGTAAAGGCCCCGTGAAAACCAGAGTCATGGGCAATGAAACACCTGACGTAGAAGATCAAGCACGTAGGGTAGAAGAGTTCATGAACTACCAGATTACTACGGTAATGGAAGAATATACCCCTGAAATGGATCAATTATTGTTCTATTTACCCCTAGCAGGTACAGCATTTAAGAAGGTTTATTACGATCCAAGTAAACAAAGAGCAGTGAGCACCTTTGTACCCGTAGAAGATTTAGTAGTTCCGTACACAGCCAGTGACCTAGAAACGTGTGAAAGAGTCACACATGTAGTCAAAATGAGCTACAACGAAATCAGAGCACAACAACTTGCAGGATTCTACAGAGACATACCACTACAGCCTGCTGAAACAAACATAAATAGCGATACCGTAGACAAAGAGGACGAGCTCGAAGGACTGAGTGCTAACACCAACGACATGATGTATGAACTGTTGGAGTGTCACGTATCCATAGACATACCAGGCTTTGAAGATCCAGACGGATACCACCTACCTTTTATTATTACGATAGACAGAGCGTCAAACGCAGTCTTATCTATTAGAAGGAACTACCGTCAGGACGATCCACTAAGAACAAAAATACAATACTTTGTACACTACAAGTTTCTCCCTGGTCTTGGATTCTATGGGTTCGGCTTAATACACATGATTGGCGGATTGTCTCGAACCGCTACTGGAGCCCTACGACAACTGATCGATGCAGGTACGCTGGCAAATCTTCCTGCTGGATTTAAGGCCAGGGGACTTAGAATCAGGGACGACGAGACTCCACTAGAACCTGGAGAGTTCAGAGACGTAGACGCACCAGGCGGAGCACTAAGAGATTCACTGATACCACTGCCTTATAAAGAACCGTCGGCAACATTGATGCAACTACTAGGATTCTGTGTGGAAGCAGGACAAAGGTTTGCATCGATTACGAATCTACAAATAGGTGAAGGTAACCAAGAACTTCCTGTTGGAACAACCATGGCCTTACTAGAGCAAGGCACAAGAGTCATGTCTGCAGTTCACAAAAGATTGCACTATGCACAGAAAACAGAATTTAAAATTCTAACCAGATTGTTTGCAGAGTATCTGCCTCCTGTATATCCATACCAAGTTATAGGCGGAGATCAACAAATCAAACAAGCCGACTTTGATAACAGAGTAGATGTGATACCTGTGAGTGATCCTAACTTCTTCTCAATGAGCCAACGTATTACATTGGCACAACAAGAACTACAGTTAGTACAAAGTAATCCACAAATACACAACATCAAAGAATCGTACAGAAGAATGTACCAAGCCTTAGGCACTGAAAATATTGAAGCGTTGTTCGCACCTGATCCGCCCCCACCCGTTCCGATGGATCCAGCAAGTGAGAATAGCGCAGCATTAATGGGTGCACCTCTTATGGCATTCCCTGATCAGGCGCATCAGATTCACATAGAGGTGCATCTTTCTTTCTTAGAGTCTGGAGCAGGTATGACAAACCCTGCAGCAGTGCCTATGATGGTGTCGCACATATTCCAACACATATCATTAGAAGCACAGAACCAAGCTAATGAACAGATGCCAGATCAACCACAACCGATGCAACAACAGATACCAGCCATGCAGCAAGGAGGAATGATGATGCCACCCCCACCTAACCCTGCAAAAGAAGCTTTGAAGGCACAACTAGAGCTAGAGATCATGGAATCGATCATGCCTAGAATAGAGAAGATACTATCTACTGACGATGGCGTAGTGGCATTGAAGCAACAAGAACTAGCCATACGTGCAAAAGAAAACGAAGATGATAAAATGATTGCAGAGGAGAGGATCAAACTGGACAAAGCTAAGCTTAAACAGAAAGACCAATCCGAAGAAGAGAAGTTAAAATCTCAAGAAGATATAGCAGCAATGAAAGTAGCAGCTGATAGAGAGAAGAAAAAATGAGAATAGGCATACCATCATTAGGTAGATTTGATAGAGGAGATGTAATCGACAGAGATCTTTTGCCTGAAAATCTTGGCTCTCTTGGTATAGATTTATCGAGCATACCTAGTGTCATGCCTGTAAGCATACAGAAAATGCCTCAAGCAGAACCAGGCACTCCGACTTGGTGGCAAGCAGCAGGATACACTTCTGCTAATGACGCAATCATGTCAGGTAATTTTAATTATGACATGAACAAAGGATGGCAGTTAAAACCAGGTGCAGTTACCCCTGCTATGGAAGAAATAGCAGCTAAATCTACTCCACCTACAAAGGACACCAGTTCTTTTAAGCCTTTATCTAATGTGGTATCTACCGACTTGGGACCCTTAGGAACAAGCGGAATGTCTGTTTTTGAAGACGAACCAATCACTATGGCTTCTGACTCAACGTCACCCATGTCACCCATGGTTGAGACAGAAGTCACCCTTCCAAGTTCCGATTCTGTTGGTATGAAAGCCCAAGAGTATCAAGATTTTTTAGATAAACTTGGCTCTACAAAGGTAGATGAGGAGCTTAAAAATTTATTCCCAACAGATCAAACTGACCCAGTACAAGCAGCCGTTGATGCTGCTGTGGGCAATGGTCAACCGACCACGGACGATACTATATTAGACCCAGATGATATGGTAGTAGGAGCTCAAATAGTAACTCAATATTACAATCCCGCAACAGGCGAAACTTTCACGCAATATAATACAGCACAACCTGTTCCAGAAGGTTTTATACCAGGCTCTCCTCCTGAGACTCCCGCACAACCCGATTTTATGACTCAGCTACAAGAACTCATAGCAAGTATGCAAGCTGAGCAAACAGCAGCAGCCGAACAAGCTGCAGCTGCCGAAGCAGAAAGACAAAAGCAAGCTGCTGAAATGACACAGAATTACATGGTTGGGCAACCAGCCGTAGGTTATAACCCGTACGAAAGCGGACAGTATCAAAACAATCCATACGGTGCTGCTGGCGTACCTGCCATGGGCGGAATTACAACTATACCCGTTCCTGCAGCTTATAACCCTAATCCATATCCAATAGGAGGAACAACATAGATTTACTACAATTCGCGACAGCTGTATTGCGCGCCATAGATGAAAAAGAACAGCAACTTCAAGAAATACTCTCCAACGGCGAAGTCCGAGACTGGGAGCATTACAAGAATCTGACTGGTCAAGTCGAGGCGTTAAACTACACACGAGAAGAAATTCGACAACTAATGAAAAACCAGGAGATATAAATGCCAAATCCAAGCAACCTAGCCATGGAAGAACAATGGAAAAAAGAAGAAGCGGACAAGTCTGCTTTAGAAAAAGCTTACCAGTCAGGTAAGAAGAAAGGAGACGCGACCACGCTTGATCCTGATAAATTAGATTCAGAATTACTAGACCAATTGCCTTCACCAACAGGGTGGAGGATCATGATATTACCGTACAAAGGCCAAGGACAAACCGAAGGTGGGATTGTTCTAACGAGCGAAACTCGTGAGAGACAGCAGATAGGAACTCTGCTTGGCTATGTACTAAAAGTCGGACCACAAGCGTACGACGGAGAAAGATTTTCTACTGGCCCTTGGTGTAAACCAGGAGACTGGGTATTGATTGGAAGATACTCAGGATCAAGGATACAAATCGAAGGCGGAGAAATAAAACTGTTGAACGATGATGAAATCATTGCAACGGTTCCAGACCCAGAAGCAATTCTGCATCAATTTTAACCATGGAGGATTACCATGCCTGAGCATAAACTAAATATGAATGCTGCCGAAGAAACAGTACAGTTAGATGATACTGGTCCTGAGGTAGATGTTGACATAGACGAAGGTGAAGCTTTACCTATTGATCCACAGCAACCTGAAAGTCCTGTACTAGGAGACGAAGGAGGAGCTGCAGAAGTAGTACCAGAGCCTGAACCCGAAGAAGCAAAAGCTGATGAACACGAAGAATACAGTAAAAGTGTAAAGAAACGTATTGATAAGCTTACTGCTAAATTAAGAGAAGCCGAAAGAAGAGAACAAGCAGCAACTCAATTTGCAGAGAACGTAAAGAAAGAGAACGAAACACTACTACAACAAAAAACTAATTTAGATAGTAACTATATCGTAGCTGAGGCCAACAGGATTTCAGCTGAAACCGAAGCAACAAAAAATCTTTTAAGAAAAGCAAACGAAGAAGCAGAC